CAAATTTTTGAGATTTTTGATTTTTTCAAAAAAAAGCTTGCAATGATCATCATACTAGGTTAAGATGTATAAGAGGTGAGCGGTGTTATTTCAAGCATTGGATAATAAGAGCGAGTGCGTGGGCGTTTATGTCGACGGCTCATTAGACTATCATAATTTACCAGAAGGCTTGTCCAGAACATGGTCATATGCGCCTTATTTAGAAGAATTTAATGTGGAATACGCCAGCCTATATGGCCCAGCAAATATCAGCGAGGCATGCCCTGATTTTCTCAAAGATGAGTGGGAAACTGCTTCCAATAAGTTGAGGGCATATTACAAATCCTTTAAAACTGCTAAAGTATGCATGGAAGAAAACTGTTTTTTCGATCTGGTACCAGAGAGGTATTTGATGGATTTGTGTGAAATTAAAAATAAAATCACGCAGCACGTTCTCGATTCTTACGAAAAGCCGCAGAACTACACACATATGTTGGAAATTACAAAGCTAGTTCACGAAATTTCGCATCAAGAGCTAAAAATTGTACCTGCCAACATTAAACTAAAAAGAGCAAATTTGCAGGCAAGAAACTTCCTTAAGAAGATCGCCAAAAATCAGCCTTATTGCAAATATGTTGTTAATGGGACAAAAACTGGTCGTTTGACTGCAAAGCCAACGGGGTTTCCTATATTGACGATGAACCGCGACTTTCGGGCCGTTCTTGAGCCCCAAAATGACTGGTTTGTGGAGTTGGATTTCAATGCTGCTGAACTAAGGGTTTTGCTATCGCTATTGGGTAAAGAACAGCCAGAGGCGGACATCCACAACTGGAACATTCACAATATTTTCCGCGATGGATCATCCAGAGCACAAGCCAAAAAGAGAGCCTTCGCATGGCTATACAACCCAGAGTCGGAAGACAAAACAATGAATCAGGTTTATGATCGCGATGCCGTCTTGGGTCAATATTGGGATGGCGAGAATGTAGAGACACTATACGACCGAAAGATAGCAGCAGATCGATTTCACGCACTAAACTATATTGTCCAGAGCACTTGTGCAGATATGGTTTTGGAACAGGCGTGTAAAATTAGAAGACTATTATCTTCCCGGCGCTCAACGGTGGCATTTGTTGTACATGACAGTGTGGTGATTGATTTGGCTAATGAAGATCGTCAAGAAATTGTTGGCATAGTCGAGGAATTTTCATCTACAAGACTGGGCAAGTTTATGGTAAACTTGCAGGCAGGAAAGAACTTTGGGAATTTGAAGGAATTAAGGATCCATGGATAAACTTGTGGGCTTGGGCGAGGCCGGCGTAAATGTAATAGGGGAGTTTGCAAAATATCCCCAATACCAATGCTACCGGATTGACGAACAGCTTTCGGGCCTAAAAAAAGACGGATTCTATTGTGTGGATCCACAGCCAACAACAGAAGAATACGAGAGCAGTTGCCCATCGTTTAGGAACTTCTTAAAAAGCGCAAGACCAGAAATTACGTTGGTGCTTTCTGGTTGCGGAAAAATCTCTGGAATGTCTTTAGCCCTTTTAGAGCAGATTAGAGATCGAAAAATTAACGTCATCTATATTCGCGGCGGCGAGCGTAGATTGAGCAAAAGAGCAAACTTGACAGAACGCGCAACTTTCGGGATATTGCAAGAATACGCCCGATCTGGCTTGTTTGAATCCTTTCAGGTGATCAGTAATAACTCGTTAAAAGATATTCTAGGCAAAACGCCCGTAATTGGATACTACGATGCACTAAACGGACTGCTGGTAAATACTATTCATATGGTCAATGTGTTTGAGAATAGTACACCTGTTGTATCGGACTTCTCAACAATTTCAGACGTCAATCGTATAATGACATATGGGTTTTCTAGATTTGGTGAAAAAAATGAAGAAAATCTGTTTTTTCCACTTGACAACGCGCGCCAAAAGAGGTATTATTTTGCTATAAACAAAAAACAGTTGGAGGTCGACGGAGACATAAACAACAAGATTGATGAATATTTAAACCAACCAGAACAAGAAGAAATTGACATTTCTTATGGAATTTATCCTACAAATTATGAGGAAAATTTTGTATACTGTAAAGTATACACTAACGCAATACAGGATTACAAATGATGAAGAGCTATTCAGGAACATTTACTAAAACAGACGGATCTACTCGATTTATGAGGTTTGTTAAGCTTACCGACTTGCCAGATGAGTTTTTGGCAACTAGGGTGAAGGGAAACAGCGCTACAGAGGCTCGCACCGCCTCCCGCCAACGCATGTTGGCAGAAGGTAAGGAAACGGTGTGGGATCTGGACGCAAACAACTTTCGTATTTTCAACTGGAACACCACCGTTGACGATGTGGCAGAACAAGAAATCGAGAATTCAAACTTTTTTGAAAATAATGCTTGACTTTTATACAAAGCGGTGTTATATTTAATAACAGAGGATCAGGATATTTGCTGATTCTACTATAGCCAAGAGCAAAAGGAGAAAATGACTAATGGCAATTGACATGAAGGCAATGCGCGCCAAACTTAACGCGCTAAAGAACGGTGGAGGCAAGAATAATTTCTGGCGACCACAAGATGGAGATCAGGATATTCGTATCGTGACTCCCGAAGACGGAGATCCTTTTAAGGATTTCTATTTCCACTATAATGTGGGAGCTAATAGTGGGTTTTTATGCCCCAAGAAAAATTTTGGAGACGACTGTCCGATCTGTACTTTCGTCCGAGCCCTGTATGATGAGGGAACGGAAGAATCAGTGAAGATGGCTAAGTCTCTCACGGCCCGACAGCGCTTTTTCAGCCCTGTTCTGGTTCGTGGTGAAGAAAAGCAAGGCGTTCGAATCTGGGGTTATGGTAAAACCGCATACGAGACTTTGCTGACTTTGGTCCTCAATCCTGATTATGGCGATATCACGGATGTTGATGAGGGCACTGACTTAACAGTCAACTATGGTAAGCCGGCAGGAGCATCCTTCCCGCAGACCAAGATCCAACCTCGCCGTAAAACTAGCAAGCTAGTAGACTCTCAGGAGCATGTGGCTGAGTTGCTTTCCAACATTCCGACTATTGATGGTCTTTTTGAAAAGAAGACCACGGAAGAAGTAGAAGCACTCCTAGACGCATTCCTCACGGATGATGATGGTGCAGAGGAGCGTTCTAGTGAATCCCATCGCTACAGTGCCGAGAAAGAGACTAGCAGTGTTGACGAAGCTTTCGATCAACTTCTAGCTTAACGACGTGGCCCACAGGGAGGCATAGGGTTATCAGGTGCCTCATTTTTATATAGTTACTAAATTACTAGTTTCAGGAGTTGTTGATGGCTAGAAGAAAAAAAGCCACTGGCGCAGGGAAGATGTCTATCTCCGATATGCGCTCTATTATTAATAAAAAAGCCGGCATGGAAGTGGCTCACGATTTATCTGGCGACAACCCTACTGCCGTAAAAGACTGGATTCCTACTGGCTCAAGATGGCTAGACTCCATTATATGCAAGGGCACAAGAGCGGGAATTCCAGTGGGCAAGGTTACGGAGATCGCCGGCCTTGAGGCATCTGGTAAATCATTCCTTGCAGCGCAGGTAGCAGCAAATGCTCAAAAGATGGGGATCGACACGATTTACTTCGACTCAGAGTCTGCGATTGATCCGGGTTTTCTTGAACGAGCCGGCTGTGACGTTGATAGTCTTCTGTATGTACAGGCAACTTCCGTCGAGTTCGTACTAGAGACAATCCAAGACCTTTTAGCGAATAACGAGAATCGCATGTTATTTATTTGGGACTCGCTAGCCCTAACACCGTCAATTTCAGATGTAGAGGGAGATTTCAATCCTCAATCCTCAATGGCAGTAAAGGCACGGATCCTCGCGAAAGGAATGAGTAAACTTACAGTTCCAATTGCCAACTCACAGAGCACGTTCCTTGTTCTAAATCAGCTTAAATCTAATATTACTCGCTCGCCATCAGAAGCCCTCGTCACACCTTATATGACGCCCGGTGGCAAAGCGATGATTTATGCGTACTCACTTCGGATTTGGCTCACTCGCCGCAAGGCTAAAGCTAGTTTCCTTACAGATGAGAAGGGCTTTCGCATCGGCTCCGAAGTAAAAGTAAAGTTGGAGAAATCTCGATTTGGAACCCAAGGTCGACAATGCAACTTTAAAATTCTCTGGGGCGCCGACGCTGTTGGAGTACAAGACCGAGAATCATGGTTCGAAGCAATCAAGGGCTCAGATCACATCAAGCAAGCTGGTGCATGGTTTACACTCGTATATGCTGATGGCACAGAAGAGCGCTTTCAAGCATCGAAGTGGGTATCCAAGCTAGAGAATGAAAAGTTTCTTGCCCGTGTCGAAGAGATTATGGACATCGAAGTTGTCCAGAAGTTCGATAATCGTGAAGGATCGGCCGATGATTTCTATGGCGCCAAGGACGAATAAAAAAAGTTTAATTCTTTTTAAAAAAGTGCTTGACTAATTATCCAATAGGTGGTATATTAATAACATAAGGAGAAAACGTTATGAAAACAAACATTCTACTAGCCCTTGTGGCCCTAGCGAGTACAGGCTGCTTCTCAGCCCACGCTCACGTAACACCGTCAGTTGTGTTCGCCCCTCCCCCGCCGGCCCAGCCAGCAGTGGTGATCACGCCCGGCTCGGTATCTATTCAGTGGCACTATGTCTATGTTAACACTGCATGGATTCGCAGGTCAGGCCCCCCACCTCGCGGCGCAGTGTACCATGCTCATCCACGCCACCGTAACTCGGTGATTGTGCAGCGATCATCCGGTCATCGTAACCACGTTCATCGTGGCCACGCTCACCGGCCCACACCCCGCAATACCGTTCACAAGCGCGGCACCCATCGTCGTTCTACTCGATAACCCATCAAGAGGTCTATATGCGTCTAATTTCAAGCATTATCATGTCCGCTCTTCTCTTCACTGGTTGCACATGGGAGGCAGGAG